AGATACTTGTGGTCCTACTACTGCACCTGCGTCATCAGATGGTGCAGTTACTTTCGGTTTACCTGTTCCGACTAATGTTGCTGCTAATCCACCTGGTTTTGTTGGTGAACCTGGACCTGATTGTTTTCCTGTACTTGGAACATCTGTTACTGGCCCTTGTACTTTCTTTACAAATCCATTTGGCTTTGTGATGTATCCAGGTTTTGGTTTAGGAACATCTGTTGATTTTTTAATCTTTGGTCTTGGTGGTGCCACAACTGGTGTTGATGGCTTTGGTTCAGGTACTTGTACAGTGCTTTGAACTGGCGCAGCTGGTTCATCCTTTGATGTTTGTAGAGTTTGTTCAATTATATTCTCTATCACTTCTTCAACTGGTGGTGGTGGTAATATTGCTGTGTCGTTTGGTTGTGGAATAAATTCCATTCCTGGTGGAATCTCATCTCCACCTGAACCACCTTCTGTAATTATTTCTGTATCAATTGGACCTGATGGTAATGATGCCATTCCAAGTGAGGCGTCTACTACTTCCTCTGTATTTTGTGGTGGTGCGCCAAATGTTTGTGCTGTTGCCTGTACATCTGGAATTGATGGTGGTATAAAAGCTGGCGGTAATGGTGGTGATACTGGTGGTGGTGATGACACTACTACTGGTGGACTTGGTCTTGTTGCAATTGCTGCTGCAATATTTGCTGCTGCATTACCTGGCGCAGATGTATCTGTTGCTGGTGGTGTTGGTGGTGGTGTTGGTCTCGTCAATGGTGCTGGTGGTCGTGTTGTTTTTCCTCCACCAGTAATGACTTGATTGTTTCTTATTGACTGCCTTGTTTCATTAGCACCCTCAGAAGAACCACCTCGTGCTCCTCTATTTCGTAAGTCTGCGTCTATGAATGCTCTATCTGCCATTTTCTATCTTTGTTCGTTTGCTCTTTCTTGTAATGCTCCGTCTGCTAATTCTCTTTCATTTGCGTCTGGGTCATTTAATAATATATCAATTAATTCTTCATTGGATAAATCTAAGAAATCTGTTGCTGCTCCACTATCAAGTTGTTGTTGTAGAGTTCCATTACCTGTATTTTCAGGAACAATATCACTATTGTCTGTATCTTCCTCACCTGTAATTTTATACATATTCGGTATAATGATTTGTCCACCTACCATATTTTGAGTAAACCCTCTATCGGTATCATCGATATCAAATTCTAAAATATGTGGCTTTTTGGAATCAAATTTTATCAATCCTGAATTTGCTTTACTGATTGGTGTGTATTCAATCATTTCACCCATTTCAACAAAGTCATTTCTGTATTCCTGTCCTTTAACATTCTTGTCTAATTCTAAAATAAATTCTGTTTTGTCTGGTGATGTTTCCACTAATGGATATTTATATTCTTTAATAAATACTTCTTCTTGTACTGATGTGTCTTTTTCTTCATTACCACCTTTAAAGAATTTAATTTCATTACCAATAACTTTTCTTTGAACTTCACCACTAAAGACATTACCACCTGCGTCGACAAAAACATTTCGTTCTCTACCGGCTAATCTTCTTAAAAACTTATATACAACATCATACTCACCTTCTTGAAATCCTAAATCTCGTAAGTGTTGTCCAACATTAATATCAATGAAGTCTCCGTCGTTTTCAAAACTAACTTCATTTAATGCCAGAACTTTTGTTACGATTAAGTTTCCACCAGTATCGTAAACGTGTAACATCATAAAGTCATTTAGTTGGTCTCTACCGAAACTACTATAAACTTTAGAGGGTGCGAATAAATTATTTCGTTCTTGTTGTGTAAATGAATATTCTTGTGCCATTATGAGTCTTTACCTGGTGATTGGTCCACGATATATGGAAATCCTAATCGCAACCATATTCGTTGTCCTTGTGGTGTTCTATATAAATGATTTTCAATTAATTCATCATATTGAAAATCTCGTAAATCTTTTTTTACTTTACCGAATCGTTTACCACTTATACCTGCGGCTTTTCTTGATTCGTTTAATCTAAATTCTTCCCAACCTTGTGCATTGTTTCCTTTACTTCTATTCTCATCAAAGAATTGTAATAGTTTATTGTGTAATAAATCTGTTGAGATGTCAGGTCCGTTTTCTTCTCCGTAAAATTCATTAACAAACTGAATCAAATAATCTCTTAATGTTAATGCAAACTCTACTTCTTTTGTATTTGTTGTTGTGGTTGTATCGGTTGTATCTTCTGCGAGTGGTTGAAAGTAATATGTAAATTGATTATCTATTTGACCTGTGAAAAAGAATTGTTTGTTTTCTAAACGAACTTCTTCAAAATCCTCTTCTAATGAAATACCTGGTGTTTCACTTTCAAATGAAACCAACACTCCGTCTTCATCTCGTAAAGGTGAGTTAGCATCAATCGATGCTGATACTTGTTGTTTACCTTTTAAGTCATTTATTTCTTCTTGATATTCACGAGTATCACCATTTATAATATTATTATATAGTTGTGATTTCTTTGCTGCGTCCGAAGGTAAGTAAGGCATTTTATCTCACCACTCTAAATTCGTAATTATCGTCGTAGAAGTTAACTTCTTCTTCATCGGTTCCACTACCACTAACTACTTTAAGACAAAATCTATAATTCCTTTCTGCTTGTAATCCATTCATTTGAACTCTGAAAAAATTACCTGTTGTATCACAACTAATTCTTGAACCACTACCAAACGGAACAATAATTTCTTCGGTATCTGCGTCTTTGATTTCGTATTCGGTTGACGCACTTGGTAAATACTTTACATCTAATTCTGCTGGTGTTGTTGCGAAAGCAGTTGTTGGATATAATTCTCTACCAACTACTCTAAATTTAACTATTGACTTTTCTTTATATTCTGGTCTTAAGTTTTTAAAGTAAACTTTTAGTCTTTCCAAATCCGTTGATGTTAGTGGTGATAAACTTCCTGAGTTCCAAGAACTATCGTCCCACACTACTTCTAATTTAGGTGGATAAATTGTATGAGTTTCTCTTGAGAAATATTTTAGATTTCCTAATCTTGAACTATCACCCTCTTGTCCTGAATCAAAGTCAAACATAGATGAACTTGGATGAGCTCCGTAAGAACCACTATCTTCTCGTTTGATAATAAATCCGTTATTTGGATATACTGAACTTGAATAAATGTGGTTATTGACTAAGTCAGTTATGTCTGCTCTAATATCTTTTCTATCGAAAGAAATATCATATGAAGAACTAATACCATATTCTTGATTGGTATCAATACTTGATGTAAACCAAGCACCTCCGTCAGTCAATACTGAACCTGTTACCCAAGGTGTCTTGGTGTCGTGGTCTCTGTATTGATAACTTACTCCGTCAGTCGTTACTGGGTCGTGGTCAAGTTTTCCTGTTCCTTGTTTCCAACTACCACTAACCATATAAATGTGTAGTGATTGTGATGCTTCCACTTCTTCAGAAGTTGCATCGAATAAATTTAAATAATACTTTGCGGTGGAAGGTATTTTTCCGTCCATAATAGATTGTGATATGTAAGAATAATCAAAGTCAATCAATACTCTGGATACATTTCCTACCGTACCATTATTGTTTACAACTTTATTGATTTCTAATATTTCGTCAAATCCAGTATTGATAGAAGCTGTTGTTCCACCTGAATATATTGTCGCATCTCTTTTTCCAAATTCAAAATAATGCATTATCTATCTCCCACTACTTTACCCTCAATATCACTATTGGGGAATTTTAATTCAAATATACTCGGGTCTAATGAAGGATAAATCACACCCTCTTGTGATGCGGTTCTCACATCATAAACATTACCACTATATCCATTTTGAACTGAGTGTTTATTTTCAATCAATATTAAATCCCTATTTGGATTATTGACTTCTGGTGGAACCAAAGATACTACTCCGTCCACTAATGAAATCTGATATGCTAAATCACCCAATACAATTGGTTGGTTCATTTGCCACTTATCTGGTGCAAAGAACTCTTTTACTTTTTGTATTGCTTTAAACAATACATCATTTTTATTATATCCTCGTTTTACAATGATATCAAACTTAACACCAATGTTAATAACATATCCGTCTTTAATGTTGATTGCGTCTGTTAATATTCTGTATTGTGAAAGATATACTTTTAAATTTTGTTTTACTGCTCTATTCAATGCTACTAACTTTTTATCAACATCATAACCCAATAAATACATATTCAATGCTAATGGATTTGGTTGTTTTGTAGCTGTTCTTGTATCAATTACTTGTCCATCAATAACTTGTAATTGTCCTTGATTTTCTAATTGTTCATCTTGAACAATATATGCCTTTGCTATGTTTCCATATTTTTGTGGTAATGAATAAGCTCTTGTAATGTAGTCTGCTTTTGTTACTGCTCTATTTTGTGCATTAAAGTATGCTGCAGCATTCTCTTTTATTTGAGTTAGAGTTTCTGATGAAGAACCTCCTGATGCTGGACTTTCATTTGTAATTTTTATACTTGCTTCAGCACTGGCTTTTTTAGTCGCATCCAATCCTTCGGTAGAAATTGTATACACCTTTCTTGCAAAACTATTTAGACTATTACTTGCAACATTATCTTCAACTCTTCCACCATAATTATACTCTACGGTAAGTGTTGTGTTGCTTGGTGCTAATCCAAATGTTTGTGTTTTTAAAAAATTACTTGGGTCAAATGCCTCATCTAATCTCGATACACCCATTCCTAATGATGAACCAACATTATCTGGATTTGGAATTATTTCTTCATCTGCATTATCACTAATACCTGAACCAAATCTTAATTCCATTTTATTATCATCACGAACATAAGTTGTAAATCTTCTTGATGATTTAATTAATTTTAACAAATAAGGTGTATCCGTTTCAAACTCACCCAAGTCTGGGTCGTTCAATGTTGTGTTTTGTTCTGTTTCAAAAATCGTGTCTTGTGCTAAAAATGGAACCTGATAAAATTTATTACCTGAACTATCCGTTACTGATACGATTTCAGTTACCTTTTCGTTTGATAAAACTATTTTGTCAAATTCTTTTGCGTTGTTAAATGTAAATTCTTCTGACTCTCTTGTGCCAGATTGTGCTAATACTTTTTTAGTTAATCTAAATAATGTAGGTTCGGTACCTGTACCTGGGTCTAATAATTCAACTTTCATTCTGTCTAATGAACTCGATGCTTTAAAATTAACATCGTCTAATAATGTAAACTCTGCTCCATTGTTTGCAGTTACGGTTGAGTTGGCACTTAATACACCTGCATAATCTAAGTCAGCTATAAATCCATTATTACCATCAGACTTAGAAGGAACCTCCACACTAACGGTCATTTCAACCGTTGCGGGTGTTGCTAACTTGGGTTTGTATCCGTATGATTGTGCAATCGCTAATACATTTTTCCTTTCTTCTGCGTATTGTAAAAGTGTTTCTCTGAATTGGTTATCAACATAGTAATTCAATACATCACCAACATAAGATGCCATTTCAACAAACATCATTCCTGGTGATGCTTCATTGAAATCATTGTATTGGTTTGGGAAATAGTTTTTCGCAAACTCAATTAAATTACTTCTTATATCCGTAAAGTCTCTACCGAGATAATTTACTTCTTTACTAACTAACTTTTTATTTGTACCGTAATCTGGCATTCTTATTCTCCAATTCTAAAATCAAAATTTAATATTTCAATGGTGTCAGGATTTAAAGGAACTGAAAACTCAATCGAAACATTAACTGTATTATCTTGTTGTGTGGTGAAAACATTAATTATATTAATGTATGCTAAGAATTTATCAACTGATGAACGAATGGTTTCTTCTATTCTACTTGGAATATCTTGTCCTTGTTCAAACACAATAAACTTTAATTGTGAACCAAACTCTGGCTGAAATATTCTTTCACCTGGTGTCGTTAATAACAAATTTTGTAAATTTGCTTTTGATTGTTCCAATACAGTTTTTGTCTTGTAAAAGAATCCCTCTGGACTATGGTCCAATGGAAATCTTATTCCGACATACTTGTCTTCATTTCTATCTATTTCTCTTACGCTTCTTGCCATTATTTATTAAGGTCTGAAATTATCCTCACCTGTTTTCTTTTTACTAATTGCTTTCATTAATCCAGAATAATCACGAGTTAGTGCATTTTGAACATCTTCAGGAACTTGGTCTACTGAAACACCTTGTTTCTTGATTGTATCGACTGCTGCCATTTCTCTCGCTACTTCTTTATTCTGCCCTCTACCTAAATCTCCATAACCCAATACTTCTGCCATATTGTCAGAACCTAATACTCCACCACCCAATGAAGGGTATTCTTCAGTTTGACCTGATGAACCCAATGGTTTGGTTTGGTTCAATACTTCGTTTAATGCTTTGTCTTTTGTGTATTGTTTTTTAGGTTTTTTATTAATTACCTTTTTAGGTGTTGGTTTAGAAATTGTTTCCGATAAACTAATTTCTTTTTCTTCATTAATAAATATCTCGGTCATCTGTTTTTTAACTTCTTTACGGACAACTAATTCGATTATTTTTATTAAGTCATTTTTCTTCATTACTACTCCTACTTTGTTAAGTTTAAAATTTTTCCGTACATTTTTAATTGTTCAACATCTCCCTCTACACTACCCTGTTCTGCAATATAATCTTCAAGAAGTCTGAACACTCCATTATCTCTTGCTCTCGGTATATCTCCACCACCTACACTTTTATCTTGTGCAATAGCTAATGCGTCATTAGCTCCTGGTATTTGGTTCCTTTCTTCTTCTGGTATGTTTTCCAATAAAGCAAGTAAATCTTTTCTATCACCAGCGTCTATCGCTGCAGAAATTTGATTTGCTTGTTCTAATTTAGCTTTATTTGATTCTGCAAATCTTTGTGCTTTTTGAATACCACCCTCAATATCTTTTGAAAATTCTTCAATATCCCCAACCACATTTGTAAGACCTGATGGTATTGGTAATGATGCTTTTATCTCAGGTAATGTTTTTGTTTCCATTAACCCTTGACTTAAAAACTCTAAATTCAATGTTGCGTCAACAAAGTTTTTTGCACCCTCTAAACCTTTGACGATATCTTTCACACCAGAAGGTAGAGTTAGTGGATTAGATAGTTTAGGAACACCAAGAGTAAATGCTTGAAATAATTTTTGTATTCCCATTGTTTGTTTTAAAAATCCTGCCATATCTAATTGTGGAAATGGAATACCCTGTTTTGTAGAACTTAATATCGTACCACCATTCTTGATATCAAATTCAATAGTGCTGTTTCTTGGGTTTAATACTATGTTACTTTCTGATTCAATGTTTACATCACCTTGACTTGAATTAATATTAATATCCTTTAATGCTCTAATATTAACTTCATCCGTTAAAGCTGTCATTAAAATTTCATCACTCTCTACATTAATCAAACCAATATCATCTATTGATTCTAAATCAACTATTGACCTTTGATTGTTGATTGTTATTCTTGGTGACTCATCCAAACCTTGAGATTGTCTACTTGTCAATGTTATAAAATTACCAAATCTACCTTGTATCAAAGTATCACCAACTTCAACATCAGCGTGTTCTGGTGATATCTCTTGGTAAGTTCCACCTCGTGATAAATCAAGTGTTTGATTTTCACTAATAGCACTTTCATTTATTTTTCTATAATTGACATCAGTTATATCTCTACTTAATCTTGATAGATAAAATTGTTGTCCTTTATAATCAAGACCTAACCACAATTCGCCTCGTAAGGGATATTGGATTATGTTTGAGTTCAATGGTAGAAAAGTTCTATCACCAATTTCTTCAAGTGAATCACCTTGTTCTGAATATACATATCTACCAATTACCGAACCAACATTTTCTGTATCAACATCTACAACCTCAAAAATTTCTAATTGATGAAATTGACTTTCGTCTTTTAATTGGTCTAATATTGCGTATAGTTCATTTCGTGTGATAAGTTCATTATCAAAAGCTTTATCAATACCCGAACCTGCATTGGACCGAACATATGCCATTTAATTTTCCTTTTTAATACTTGACTCTATTTCGTCTTTTTTGATTTGTAACTCTTGAACATCTGATTCTATTGCATTCATCAATTGTTCTTTTTCTGCGTCTGATAAACCGAACTCATCTCCTGAATCCGATACCTTTCCTTCAGCTGCTGTAATTCTTTGGACGATTGTTGCCAACTTAACAAGTTGTTCATCGTTCTTGACATTGATTTCTAAATACTCTTTCAACATAGGAACTATCTGAACGGCTGTATCTCCGTCTTTGATAAATCCCACCACCTCTTTCATCAACACTTCTAATTGTTGTTTATTGGTTTTGGAA